TAGGCTCAAGAAAAGCGCTTGCATGGTGGATGGGCGTATTAGAGGACTTGCGGAGAATCAGAGGAGAGTCCGCTACTTTGGATTTGAGGCAGCGCATGAACAGGTTAAAAAAAGAACTTGTGACGAACTCGGAGTCTGCCAAAAAATAAACTGTGAGGATTGTCAATGAGATACGCCGCTAGGGTAGACGCAAACCAAGAGCAGATTGTTTCTGCTTTGAGGGCGGCTGGCGCTTATGTGTGGATTATCGGATTACCTGTGGATTTGTTGGTTGGATACAACAACAAGACTTTTTTAGTTGAGGTTAAGACAGATTCAAAGAAAAAACTGACAAAATTACAGACAGAGTTTTTTGAGAAGTGGTGCGGTGGAACTCTCTGCCGCATTGATGGCCCTGAAGCAGCTTTACGAATGATTGGAGTGGTCAAGTGAGATACGAATTAAGAACACCAGAACAAGCAACATCTCTGATGCAGTCTCTTTGGCCTAAAGTCAAAGAAGCTATTAAAGGCGGTAAACAGTTATCGCTTGAGATTAAGCCTATCAACAAAAGCCGTGAGCAAGAAGAAAAGTATCACGCAATGATTGGAGAGATAGCCAAGCAAGCGCAACACATGGGTGCTAAGTGGGATGCAGAGGATTGGAAGCGCCTTCTTGTTGACTTGTATCTAAGACATACAGGAATGTACTCAAGCAAAGTATTGCCAAACCTAGACAACACAGGAATCGTGCAACTTGGCTTTCAAACCCGCAACTTCACAAAAGAACAAGCAAGCGAGTTTGTTGAATGGCTACATTCTTGGGGTGCAAACAACGGAATAACTTTTGAAGGAAAAACATGAGAGATATTTTTATATTCATTTGCGGCGCTATGTTTCCGTTGTATCTGAAACTGATGATGGCGGCTTGCGATACTTTGGTTGCCTACATTGAGAAACAAAAGTGAAGTTTGTCACGAAAGTAAATCGCAATACTGGCATGAATCCGATTGCCAGAGCGATTGCCAAGCAGAAACTCAAAGAATCAATCACAAGCCACAGAATCTCAATATTCCTTTTAGACGATGGTGAAGATGCCTCAAGCGAGATGGTCGCTACTTCCCTTCCCGTCTATGCAATGATGACTTGTTTAGAAGAACTCAAGCAGACAGACTCAGTTGAATATAGAAAGCTAAAAAGTGCAGGAAACATTCTTTTACGATGCTCAGAATCAGGATTCAAGTGGCAACGAGAGTACACAATCACAATCGACAACGCTCTCGAAATCTGCCAAGAACAATGGACAAGAATTCCACCCCAAACCCTCAACAGGGCGATTAATGCCCTCACTTCAGCGCCTGTTAAGCAGAACTGAGGAAGATGGAGACTGCCTGATTTGGAAAGCTACCCTGAACCACAACGGCTATCCGACCATTCGGTTTTCGCAAAAGACTTGGAATGTCAGAACAGTTATCGGGATTCACTACGGAAAGTCAAAGCGCAAAGGGGATGTTTACACCACAATCTGCAAAAACAAACTTTGCTTGGCTGAAGGACACATGAGGGCGGTGAGCCGAAAGGTCTTAGCCGAGAAAATGGACAAGTCTTATGCCTCAAATCCTGTGAGGGCGGCAAAGATTTCAGAAAGCAGCCGTAAACGGGGTAAATTGAGCGTAGAGAAGGCTAATTTAATTCGGTTAAGCCCTGACACCCAGAAAGCACTTGCAGAGCGCTATGGGGTCTCTAAACGGGTCGTGTGGGAGATAAAGCGTGGAATTAGGTGGAAAGACTACAAATCTAACTTTTGGGGTGGTTTATGACTCAGAACGAAATTATTGAAATAGCTAGACAGGCTGGTTTTGCAATTAACGAACTTCATTGCTCACCACCAATTCTTACTTTTGTTGGGCAAGAGGAAGCTATGGAAGCCTTTGCCAAACTGGTAGAGGACAAGGTTCGCCAAGAAATCATTGAGAAAAATGCGCCAGTAATCAAGAAAGTAAACGAGCACATCAAAGAACTTCAGGATGCTGTCAAATCAGAGCGTGAGGCATGTGTAAAGATTTGTGATGAATATGCAAAAGATAGTGATTGGCCTACTGCCGATAACTGCGCTGAAACAATCCGAGCAAGAGGAAACACATGACACAAAATGAAATCATTGAGATGGCTAAAGAGGCTGGCTGGCCTGACAGTTTGGTTGCGCCAATCATCATGGCAAAACTGCATGACTTTGCCAAGCTGGTGGCAGAAAAAGAAAGAGAGCGCATTTCTCAGAAAATCGCACAACTTCCTTTTGGTGATACGGCTCAATCTTTATCTATTTGGGTAAAAAATAATGAATAAATTTAAGGTTTAAATATGATTCACTATCATGGTATGCCAATAACTCCTGCCACAGCCGCCGCCAAAGCTGTTGATGCTGGTCATGCGTTTGTGTCGTTTGCTCATCCTGACCAACTTTCTATTGCAATTGAACTTTGTCAGTCGTTTGCAATTGATAATGGTGCGTTCTCAGCTTGGAAAAGTGGGAATCCAGTAAAAGATTGGGATGCTTTTTACGATTGGGCGCTTAATCTTAAAAAAGTACCATCCTGCGACTTTGCGGTGATTCCTGATGTGATTGACGGAACAGAAGCCGACAACGATGCTTTGCTTAAAGATTGCCCACTTCCTGAATGGTTTGGCGCACCTGTCTGGCATATGCACGAAAGTTTAGAGCGCTTAGAGCAGTTGGCGAACACTTATGTCAGGGTTTGCATTGGCAGTTCTGGTGAGTTTGCAACAGTCGGAAGCCAGGCGTGGTGGTCAAGAATAGGGCAAGCCATGAGGATTTTGTGCGATGAGATGGGTAGACCAATGTGCAAACTTCATGGTTTGAGGATGCTTGACCCTGCTATTTTTACTAAATTGCCATTTGCATCTGCTGACAGCACAAATATTGGTCGAAACATTGGAATAGATAACAATTGGAAGGTTGGCAACTATTTGCCGCCAACAAAAGAAATGAGGGCTGCCGTAATGCGCTCAAGAATTGAATCCCACAATGCCCCTGCTGTTTGGGGTTTCTATCAAGTTGAACAAGGACTTTTGCTGTGATTTATCCAATTATTTACATTTTTGCATTGGTGGCTGCTAACCTTTTGGTTGCCACTATTGGCCCGTGGTTTAGCGTAGTAAATTCTTTTGTTTTGATTGGTTTAGACCTGACTCTTAGAGACAAACTGCACGACAAATGGAATGGCAATCCAATAAAGATTGGTGGATTGATTGTGATTGCTGGCGCTGTCAGCTACTTGCTAAATCCTGCATCTGGTCAGATTGCAATTGCTAGTGTGGTTGCTTTTACTTTGTCAATGGTGGCTGATTCCTTTGTTTACCAAAAACTAAAAGAAAAATCTTGGGAAAAACGCACAACAGGCTCAAACTTGGCTGGCGCTGCTGTGGATTCTTTGACTTTCCCGACAATCGCTTTTGGTGGTCTGATGCCTGAAATCGTTGCAATGCAATTTGCGTCTAAAGTAATTGGCGGTTTTATTTGGTCTAAATTGATTAAAAAATGATACCTAAGTTCAAATATTTCCGTTCAAAGAAGCATTTGAAGAATGTTGCGTCTTTGGCTTGTCAGCATTGCGGATTAGAAGGCTCAACCCAAGCGGCTCACTCTAATCGTCTGATACATGGTAAAGGCCGAGGCGTGAAGGCAAGCGATGAGTACACAGCGGCTCTTTGTATCCGATGCCACTTTATCCTTGACCAAGGCTCAAAACTCACAAAAGAGGAACGGATAGATATGTGGGAAAAAGCCCACAGAAAGACGATAGAGAGATTGATAGAACTTGATTTGTGGCCTGATGAGGTTAAAATTTAAGCGTTGGGAATCTGAGCAGTTGCCAACATTGGCGGTTTACGGACTGCCTCTTTTTTTGTAGAATGGGATAAAACCCTGAAAGGCTTATATGGCTGGACTCTTGGCCCCTGCTGCCGAAATTAAAATTGAGATTGAAGAAATCGAGGCAGAAAAGCCCGTTATCGAAGGTCTGACTACCGAATCAAACAAGAAAACCCGTGACACATTGGTTGAGACACAGATGCTCGGCCCTGTCAAGGTTGATGCTCCAAACTCAGAATTCTGGCGTGGTTTGGCGAATGTATGGCGCATTTC